CAGCAGTGAATGAACTATCAATGCGCAAATGTGTTTTTGCTTCTGCAACCGATACTGGAGTAGCTGTTGGAGCTGTTTTCAACCTCAACTTTCCATATCCTGTCGTAACCGAAATACCTAAATCTGTGTTTGTAATCATGTCTTTTGTTGGTAAAAATGGAGGAGAGCCGAAACCCTCCTCCAGTATTTAAATCAATTATGCTTCAATCAATGATGCGAAAGCAGTAGTATTTTGTACTGCATCTCCATCAACTAAAGAAGTAACAATCATTCTAGTTTGACCAATTCCACCATCAGTGTAAGGGTCAACTAAGATGTCAAGTCCACCGAACTGAGCGATGTGAACTTTTGAGAAATCTCCAAAAAGAACGTGTTCTTTTCCAGATGCTCCAGAAGCAGCAACGTTTCCAGATACAAAAGTGAAATATCCATTAGAAGTTTTATCTCTGTTATCATATAAAGGAGAAACAGAAGAAACTTGCGCTAAAGTTTTTACTAATTTATATGCATCCATATCCATTAAGTAAGCCATTCTAGCACCTTCTAATTGAACACCGTTTCCTAAAACAGTAGTTTCTAGCTCTAACAAAGAAGCAGCAGAAACAGCAGCAGTAGAACCAGCAGCAGCATCAGCGAAGATAGAAGCTGGAGCGTTTGAAACATCAGCAGTATCTAATAAAGCAGCTTCTAAAGTAGCAGCAACCGATTGAGCCATATTCCTGCGAAGAGCGTTTTCGATTCCAGAATTTTGAACTAAAGACTCAGCAGAAACATTCACGATAGAAATAAGTTTCTTAGGGCTTAATGTAACACCAGAAGCAGTACCGTTAGCAGCTGGAGCAGAGCCACCAGCTTCAGGAACGAAACCAGAATTGATTGCGCTAAATACTGGGAACTTCATGTTGTTAACTCCAGAGTAGAAGTTAGCACCAGCAGAAGCAAGAACTAGGTTTGCTTCTAATTGGTCAGTCCAAGCCATTACATCTGTTGCGTTTCCAGCAGCAGTACCAACAGCAGCACGAGTAAGAACAGCAGAAGGGATTGCGATACCTTTGAACGATTGTCCAGTGTAACGAGCTTCGTTTCTAGCTTCAGCATCCATCTCAGCAACTAAGCCTTCCATGCGACCAGAGTAAGCAGCTTTCATTGCTTCTTGGAAAGAATACTCACGAACTTCTTTCGGAGTGTCCTCAACTTTGTCAGCAGTTTTTACTTTGTTTGCTTGTAATGCTTCGAATGAAGCAGCACGTTTAGCCATACCCTCTAAAGAGTTAGCTTTTCCGTTTAGAGTATCGAATTCTGTTGTCTCACTTTCTGTAAGCTCACGACCTTCAACTTTCGCTGAGTCAATGATTGCTTCCATATTTTCAACAACTGAAGCTCTCTCCTCTGTGTAGAATTTAGATGTTTTCATCTTTTTTTTCAGTTTTAAAAATTAAATTACTTTTTGTTTATGATTGACAAACGCAACTCAGCGAGAGAGCGTTTAGTTAAATCCAAATCTTCCTTCGACCTCTCTTCCTTCTCTTTTTCAAGGTTCTCTTTCAAGACCTTTTCATCTTCTGTCTTTTTCCATTCTTCCATAGAACGAAGTGCAACAGTTTTAGCTTCATTATATGCTGGATAGCTGACAAGTGAAATATCTGCTAACATAGAAACTTTGTTGATAGTTCGGATATTCATTCCATCTCTAACCTCCCAAGAGTCATCCTCAACAACGAATGCGAAGCTATTTTGATTAAGTGTGTTATTTCTTAATAAAGTCAAAACATCACGACCTGTTGAAGTGTCTGGGATTACAGCTTGATATCTTAAACCAACTTTATCAACAGACATTTTTAGAGTTCCGTTAGTGCTTCTAGCAAGTAACATATTTGGGTCGTGATTGAATAAGAAACGAACATCATCTTCAAGCCTACCTTCAAAAGCAGTTGGAGCAATAACTTCTCTGAAACCCCCTAAATCATTTGACATAGAATTAAAAACACTTCCGTATCCTACAACAACATTGTTGTCTTCTTCAGCTCTAAACTCTAGATTCTCTATTGTGAATGTGCGAACTTCAGCATTTGGATTTGAACGATAACCAACTGGCTTCTCTTCTTCTTCGTGTCCTTCGATGTGGTCGTTTTCTTCCATCATATCCATTTTAGCTTGCATAGCTGCTTTGATTTCTTCGTGAGTAGCAAAAGGCATATACACAACCTCCCCATTTATCGTATGTTCGTGATACAATTTTTCACCTTCAGCCCCCATTTCTTTAGCCATTTCTTCAGCTTCTTCAATGGTTGTGTATAATGGCATTTCGATTCCATCTGTAATCATTGAACCTACTATTTCTCTGTTTTCTTTTTCCATAACTATAATCAGTTTTTCTTCCATTTCCTCCCTTACTGGATGATTCGAAGGAAGTAAATCAGTATCGTGTTTGCCACCTTGAAACCTTCCTTTTTCAAGAGCAAAAAGAAAAGAGTTGACTCTAGCGTACCCCCATTGCTCTGGGCTTCCTACGTTTGGTCTTACGCTTTGTGGATTGGTTTTGTATGCACCAATCCCTCTTTCCATTACTTTTTCCAAAGTGTTTAGAGTGACTCTTGGATTCCAATCAACATCTAAATCTTTGACTTCTTCGTTGTGTTCTTTAACTTTATTTTCAAGAGCTTTCATCACAGTTTCATTCAACTGCTTTTCTTCTTTCTTACCCTCTAGCTTTTTAGTCATTTCTAAAATAACATCTTTCATTCCTTGCTCTCCTAGAACTCCAATTGTTCCCCATTTCATTTGAGCTACAACACCACCGATGTTTGATAAGTTCGGCTCTTTGTCCCCTTCAAACTGCTTTCCATCTTCAAAGTGTCTAGCAATCCACGCTTCTCTTTCTTTTATCCACTCTAAAACACTAGGACTCTCATCTCCATCTCTTGCTCTATCCCATAACTTGTATGCTTCGTTGCCTCTTATGTTTCCTCCAGCTTTCCAAATCTCTGGAGTTTGTTCTTTTACATTAGAAGCAAAATCAAAATCAAACTGAGGATGATTTGAGTTTCTAAGACTAATCTTTTTATCCTCTCCTTTAGTTGGAAAATCAGTCATTGCTTTCTTCTGTTGTTCCTATCGGTGCAAAGTTCAATGGGAAATAGTGAACATCACCTTCTTCTCCGATTCGATTAAGCTGTTCTGCTTGTCTTACCTCGTTGATTGATAAAGCTCCTATCTGCATCATCTCACGATAGTAAGTAGCTCTAGCGTTGCTATCACCTCTCAATAATCCTTTTGTATCAAACTTCACTTCATACTCTCCTTGCTCGTTATCTCTAAACAATTTGATGCTCATTTCTTGCTCTAATTGTACGAGGTAAGGAGTCAAAGTAAACTTAACAAAGTCCGTTGATAGAGCTTCGATAGAGTTATAGTTTGCTGACTTTTCGAGATGACCAATCATTGAGAGAGGCGTACGGAAAATTCTAGCAATTTCTTCAACTTGAAAAGCTCTTGATTGTAGCAACTGCTTATCGTTTGCACTAATAGAAATAGGTTTGAAATCCATTCCTTGTTCTAAGATTGCAGTCTTGTTTGAGTTGTATGGACCTTGATGTCTTGAGTTCCAAGAGTTTCTCAAGCGTTGGATTTGTTCATCCGTTAGCTTGTGGTCAGTCTTTAATACTCCAGCTACTTGAGCAGCTTGTCCAAAGTAAGTTGCTGCTGTTATGTTAGCACCTAACGAAAGTCCGATTGTGTCATTTTGCATTTTAAGAACTGACTTTCCTTTTTTACCATCAAACCCTGTTCCCATAAAATGAAGGATGTCAGTTTGTGGAATCGGCTGCTCGAAGTCAGCGTGTTGGTAGAATAGATTTCCCTCGAAAGGAATCACATCTACTTTATCTGGATTGAGATAAATCAACGCAGTTGGTCTTGCGCTTCCATCTCTTTCGATTAAGAAATAACAATTGCCCTCAAGCAATAAGTTTGTCATTGCTACAGAGAAGAAGTTGTAAGTCGTTTGATATTGGTTTGGTCTTTGAATCAGTTTAGAAACTGGATGCGCTTTGTCTAGCTTTCTATCTCCGTCCTCTTCAACTCTATAAGTATGGATCGGTAGAGAGCCGATGCTCTCAGAGATAACTCGAACACAAGCTAGAACAGCCGAGAAAGAAAGTGCAGAGTTTTTGTCAACAGCAACTCCAGCATTTGCGCCAAACATTGGAGAGTTGACTTTAAGAAATGTGTTTCCGTTATCTCTTTTTTCTGAACGGAGGAAATCAAGTAATCCCATAAGTTTCAAACTATACTACAAAGATACAAAACACTTCCCTAAATAAACACGAATCCTCTATCATCATAAGGATTTTCTTCTGTAGTATTTCCGTTCATATAAGAGCCTAAAGCCATTACGAGCGCAATCATTCCATCTATCTTTTCTGATGACTTAGATTTGTCCATCTTGATGTTTCCAGCTGGGTCTGTTTTCATTGCTAAGTTAGAACACATCCAACGGAGAACTTTGTTTCCACCATGATTCAATTCCTTAGCAAGAACAATCTTTTCTAGTTCTTTTGTTGGTGCCGATTGACTCGCAAATCCCATTCCGAAAGGAATCATTGGTAAACCTTCATCTACTAAATCTATTACAAGTTGAGAAGCGTTCCATCTATCGTAAGCAATCTCTTGAATGTTTACAACCTCAGCAATCTGTTTTATTCTTTCTTTAATGTAGTTGTAATCGGTGACATCGCCTTCGGTGAGTTCCATAAGATTCTCCTTTTCCCAACCGATATAATCAACACCATCTCTTCTACTTCTAACAAATGCTGTTTCTTTAGGAGTCCAGAAGTAAGGCAAACAAACGAGCTTCTCATCTATCTCTGCTAACAAGACTAAACAAGAAACATCTCGCACAGATGCAAGGTCAAGCCCAGCCCAAACTCGTTGACCTCTGAACTGCTCAAGTGTTACTTCTTCAAAGTTGCACTCCATCCATTGTTTATCAGATAGCCATTTTGAATGTGAACTCATCCATTGTCCTAGATGGAGCATACGGAACGTGTTCTCATAGCTTGGCATTTTAACAGCTTTCTCTTGCTCTCTTTTTAGGTAGTCAAGTTTTACGACTCCACTTTCAAGTGCTGGATTTGCTAACCTCAATGCTTCTTCACTATCCCACTCAACATCCATAGGACAATAAAATTTCACATAGTAGAAACTCGAATCTTCAATTACGCCTTCTGAAACTTTGCGACCATATTCCTCAGTTTTGTAGCAAATAGATTCACGATTATATCCTGGAGTAGTGATAGCGATTGTCAAAGGTTGCCTTCTAGCACCCACCGAAGTAGTGAGCGCATCCCAAAGTTGTGCATCCTTCTGAACAAAGAACTCATCCATACAAATAAAACTTGCGTTGTATCCAAACTTACTTGATGCTTCAGCACTAATTGCTTTGAAAGATGAATTACTTTTTTCGTGTATAACAGAGCTTTTAAAAACCTTGAGATTGTTATTGAGTTGGTTGTCTGAACGTACCATTGAAGATGCCACATCAAAGATGATACCAGCTTGTTGTCTATCACCAGCAGCAACATAACATTCAGCCGAAGGTTCACCATCAGCGCAAAGCATATACAAAGCGATTGCAGAAATAAGAGTCGACTTTCCGTTCTTTCTTGGTAGGCAAATGTAAGCAGTTCTAAATCTTCTCAAATCTGAATCACGATATTTCCAACCGAACAAATCTCGAACAATCTTTTTTTGGAATGGCTCTAGTAGAAATGGCTGTCCACCCTTCTCACCTTTTATGTGCTTGATGTGTCTTTCAACAAAAGCCACCACCCTATCAGCAGCAGCTTCATCAAAATAAAACTTATCACATTCCTTGAGTTCCATTATCCAAAGAAATTAAAGTCATCAGTTTTCTCTTC